AAGACGGGAGGCAACTACTCCTCGATCGACGACGCCTTCGAAGATCTAATGGGCGACTGACCTAGCTAGGTCACCTAAGCAGGACGTGAGTTGTAATCTGGCTCACGTCCTGTTATAGTATTTGGAGAGGATAAAAATGGCAAGACAATCAAAGGACCGCAAGGGTGATGACAGCGCAAGTGGTGATTTTACCGCTGAGCTAATCACATCGCTTAATAAAGAGAACGGCTCACGTATCGCTTACAACCTAGCAGAGGATGAGTCACCTACACATGTCAAGCGCTGGGTCTCGACAGGCTCAACGTTGCTCGACTACATTGTTGCAAATCGACGTAGCGGTGGCCTCCCTGAAGGTCGTATCGTTGAGATCTTTGGCCCGCCGTCGATCGGCAAGAGCCACATTGCAACTCAGATCGCTCGCTCAACCCAACAGATGGGTGGCATCTGCGTCTACATTGACACGGAAAATGCAACATCGGTCGAGAACCTCCAGGCGCTGGGTGTTGATGTCACACGTCGATTCGTCTACGTTGATACGCACTGTACTGAAGAGGTGTTTGACGTCGCCGAGAAGACGATCTTGAAGGCGAAGGCGATGCAGCGTGATGTCCCGATCACCATCATCTGGGACAGTGTTGCAGCGTCATCACCGAAGGCAGAGCTGTTGGGTGACTACGACAAGGACAGCATCGGCCTGCAGGCTCGAGCAATCTCAAAGGGCATGCGTAAGATCACAGGCGTCATCGGTGATCAGAGTGTGCTGATGGTCTGTCTTAATCAGACACGCACAAAGATCGGCGTCATGCATGGCGATCCTACAACTGTCCCAGGCGGCATGGCAATTCCATTCCACGCATCAGTTCGTCTCAAGCTAGGCGCGGGGCAGCAGATCCAGAACAAGAACGGTGATGTTGTCGGTATCCACGTCTCAGCCAAGACAGTGAAGAACAAGGTGTCACCACCCTTCAGGACAGCAAACTTCCAGATCCACTTCGGCAAGGGTATCATTGAGCACGAGGAGATCTTTGATGAGCTCCGTGATGCTGGTGAACGTCAAGTCGGCAAGCATATCATCTGCGTGTCTGGTGATGGTGCCTGGAAGGTCTTCACGGTAACCGATGTCGAGAGAGGCGTCACAGTCATCGAGAAGAAGTTCCACAAGGCAGAGTTCGGTGAACTACTCAGTCACCCGGAGTATAAGACTTTCCTCGATGATCTGATCGAGGCGGTGATGGTGCGTACACGCAACGACTCAGACTTGACTGACGCGGCTGCTGAGGACAATGAGTGATCTGAACCGATCACAGACTGTCCTGCTTGTGGATGCGATGGGGTTGTACTTGAGACACTTCGTCGCCCATCCAGCAATGGGTAAGGACGGCCAGCACGTAGGTGGGATTGTGGGCTTTCTCCTCGATCTAAAGCGGATCGTGGAGCGCTTTAAGCCTAATCCCATCTACGTCGTCTGGGAGGGTGGTGGATCACCTCGTCGAAGAGCGATCTATAAAGACTACAAGAGTCATCGACGCCCCGAGCGGTTGAATAGGTTCTACGAGAATGATATCCCAAATACTGTCTCCGATCGAGACAACCAGATTAAGACACTGGTGCGGCTGCTAAAGCTAACACCAATATGTCAGATCTATGTACCTGACTGTGAGGCAGATGATGTCATCGGTTACATGTCACGATACCACTGCAAGGATGCGCTGAAGATCATCTTATCGGCTGATAAAGATTACTACCAGTTGATCTCTGAGGGATCGATCATCTACTCACCCACCTGGAAGAAGCTGGTGCAGGAGCAGGATGTTCTCGAGAGGTTCGGCGTCCATCCTGTCAACTTCTCAGTTGCCAAAGCGATCTGCGGTGACGACTCAGACAACATACCAGGTGTCGACGGTGTAGGGTTTAAGACGCTGGCTAAGCGTTTTCCAAGCCTATCTCAGACGAATGAAGTCACAGTGCAGGATATTCTGCAGGAAGCGAGAGCAAAAGTTGAGTGTGGATCCAAGGTGCAAGCCTACCAGCACATTGCGGAGAATGAGATCCTCATCAATCGTAACTTCTCGCTTGTCCACTTGGATACAGCGAACTTGGCTGCTTACCAGATCGATAGGATCAACGGGATCTGTGATACTTTTAAGCCTACACGCAATAAGATAGAGTTCATAAGGGCCCTCATTCACGAAGGCATCCAAACGTTCAACGTCGACCAATTCTTCCTAGCCCTCTCACACATCCAGACAGGATAAAATGCACGATCCGCACTTTAAACAGTACGGTAAGCAGTTCCAGGAGAAGATCTTCCAGGGCCTGCTGACTGACCGATCATGGGCGACACAGATGATAGAGATCATGTCACCCACCTTCTTTGAGTTAAAGTACCTACATTTCCTTACACAGAGGTACTTTGACTACTATCAGAAGTACAAGGACTTTCCAACACTAAGCCTTCTTGTCACAATAATACGTGATGATCTAAAAGAAGGAAAAGACGTCGTACTTCGTGACCAGATCGTCGAGTTTCTGCAGCGTATCCGCGTCAACCCAGACATGGGTGACGTACAGTATGTCAAGGATAAGACACTTGACTTCTGTAAGAAGCAGGCAATGAAGGAGGCGCTGGAGAAGGCTGTCGAGATGATTGCGACAGACAACCTCGACTCCGTCATGGACCTGATGAAGAACGCGCTGTCTGCGGGTACACCTGCTGCAATCGGTCACGACTTCTTCGAAGACACAGAAGCACGATTCATCAGGACGCGGCGCCTCACATGCCCAACAGGACTACCGCAGATTGATGCACAGGATGTACTCAATGGCGGTCTAGGTCGTGGTGAGTTGGGCGTAGTCATTGCACCAACAGGTGTTGGTAAGTCACACTTCCTTGTGCAAATGGGCGCGGAGGCTTTGCGTGTTGGTAAAAATGTCGTCCACTACACCTTTGAGCTATCTGAGACTGCTGTCGGTCTTCGTTATGACTCTAATCTCTGCAGCATTCCAAGCAGTGACGTCATAGACAGAAAAGAAGAAGTCATTGAATACTACAAGAACAACACGCTTGGGCGACTAATTATTAAGGAGTATCCAACAGGCACAGCATCAGTTCAGACTCTTCGAAACCACATTGAGAAACTTCTTCTGAAGTCGTTCGTGCCCAGTGTGATCATCATCGACTACGCCGACATTATGAAGTCATCACGTAAGTTTGATTCGCTTCGACACGAACTAAAGCTAGTCTATGAAGAGCTTCGAAATCTGTCCATGGATCTCAATGTTCCAATTTGGACCGCGTCGCAGGCAAACCGTGAAGCATCCAACTCAGAAGTTGTAGGCCTTGAGAACATGTCAGAAGCATACGGTAAAGCAATGGTTGCCGACGTTGGGCTTTCAATCTCTCGAAAGCCCAATGAAAAGGCAACAGGCGCAGGACGCATCTTCGTCGCAAAGAATCGTGCTGGTCGAGATGGAATGCTCTATCCAATGAGGATCGACACATCAATGTCTAAGTTTGAGCTGATGGACACAAATGAGATGTCTGTCGATGATGTTGTCAAAGCCGATGGTTCTAGCATGAAGAAGCTTCTCAAAGAGAAGTGGGAAGAGATTAACGGTAAATGAGTGACATGTATTGTAAGGAAAGGAGTCAGTAATGTCTTTAAATCAGAGTGTTGTGGAATACTTCAGGGGCGACGATCTCGCTGCTGACGTCTTCAACAAGTACGCCTTGCGTGATAATGCAGGCAACAGGATTGAGCATCTTCCCACTGAGACGTTCCGACGTCTTGCTAGGGAGTTTGCCCGCATCGAGGCAAAGTATCCCAACCCATTGTCTGAGGAGGAGATCTTCGATCTTCTTGACGGCTTCAAGCAGGTCGTCCCACAGGGCTCACCGCTATCAGGTATTGGAAACCACTACCAGCACCAGAGCCTGTCGAACTGCTTCGTCGTCGATCAGCCTCATGATAGCTACGCCGGCATCCTCTTCACAGACCAGGAGCAGGTGCAGATCATGAAGAGGCGCGGGGGTGTCGGATTCGACATCTCGACCATTAGGCCCAAGGGACAACCCACTTCAAACGCGGCCCGGACCACTGATGGAATCGGCGTCTTCATGGAGCGCTTCTCAAACTCCTGCCGTGAGGTTGCACAGGGCGGACGCAGGGGTGCGCTCATGCTCACGATCGATTGTCGTCATCCTGAGATCGAGACATTCATCGATATAAAGCGGGACCTGAAGAAGGTCACCGGTGCCAATATCAGCATCCGTTTCACCGACGAGTTCATGCGTGCAGTCGAGAGTGGTTCTGACTTTACTCTTCGCTGGCCTGTCGAGAACACTGTGGATGAAGCACAGATCACGAAGGTGATCAATGCAAAGCAGGTCTGGGACAAGTTCATCGATGCAGCTTGGGCATCAGCTGAGCCAGGTGCGCTCTTCTGGGATACTGTTGTCAACCAAGGCATCGTTGACTGCTACCGTGATGTTGGGTACAAGACAATCTCCACCAATCCATGCGGCGAGATCCCACTTAGTCCATACGATTCCTGTCGTCTGATGGTCGTTAATCTGACTACATTTGTCAATGACCCGTTCGGCTCGAATCCTACCTTCGACTTTGGTCGCTTCAACACGGTAGTCATGAAGGCCCAGCGCCTGATGGACGACCTAGTGGATCTCGAGGTCGAGTGTGTTGATCGGATCCTCCAGAAGATTGAGAGCGACCCGCAGCCTGAGCATGTGAAGCGCACTGAGAGAGATCTCTGGAACAAGATTCGTGCTGCTGGCCTCAATGGTCGTCGAACAGGCTTGGGTGTGACAGGACTCGGGGACACACTTGCAGCTCTGAACATCCAGTACGGTAGCAAGTGCTCAATCGAAGTGACCGAGGAGATCTACAAGGCGCTCGCCGTCGGTGCACATCGTTCCTCACTCATCATGGCAAAGGAGCGCGGTGCATTCCCCGTCTGGGACTACCAGAAGGAGAAGGACCACGACTACCTACAGAAGGTGATCAACACCTGCAACGGTGAGTTCCACGACATGTGGAAGAAGACAGGTCGCCGTAACATTGCTCTCACTACGACAGCACCTGTCGGCTCCATCTCCTGCCTCACACAGACCACAAGCGGAATTGAGCCTGCCTTCCTGCTCTCCTACAAGCGTCGGCGCAAGATCACGCAGGGTGACACGAAGACCGTGCCCGACTTCGTCGACCAGCTAGGCGACAAGTGGCAAGAATATACCGTCTACCATCACTGGTTCAAGAAGTGGATGGATGTCACAGGCAAGACCGACCCACAGGAGAGCCCATACTGGGGTGGCACGGCCAATGACATTGACTGGGTGAAGTCGGTCGACATCCAGGCAGCAGCACAGCGATGGATCGACCACAGCATCAGCAAGACCTGCAACCTTCCAAAC